CTGAAACGTCTCCTGCGTTCTGGCCTCAATAAAGAGCGCAGTCAGGTCGCGTCCGTCTACGCTGACCTCCTGACGGATCGGGTCGATTTCAACGAAATCGACCTGCCCCAACATCATCTCCGCCCAGGCACCGTCCAGCCCGAATTGGATGCTCACTTGCGGTGGGCCTGCGGTCCATAATGCCGCACTTGACGCATCAAGTGCCAGGCGCAGCCTGAAACGGTTTGCGGCCAGATGACTATTGCCGCTCACCTCCCCCTCGATAACGCCGCCTACGGCCGCGCCATCGACGCTGACCGTTATCCCAGGCGAACGGCCACTACTGCTGGCCAATGCCGCCGCCTGCCTCGGGATCCACATCGGGAATGTTCAACGTGACAAGCCCTTGCAGAAACGGATCCAAAACATCGTTTAAGGAGGCAATGCGCACCCATTGTGTCGCATCACCCAGGTAGACGGAAGCCAGTTGAAACAGGTTGCCGCCGTTTACCGTCACCACCTGCATCAGCCCACCGCCTCCCGAACATTGGCAGTTGCACGATCAACAAAGCCCATCGCGCGGGTAAGGCCAGCCAAACTGCCGGACGAACTGACCGCGGTTGCAAGATCACTAGACGCCAGGCCGACCTCGGCGCTCGCAATCCCTCGCGATATCGTCGCTTGAAGGGCACTCAGACTGGTGCTTGCCATCGCCGACGCAGCCGTCCCTGCTGTGAGAGCGCCGACGGCCGTGGTCGCCACAACAGCGGCACCGGTATCCACATAAGCGGCGGCCTCCGCGAGGTCGCTCGCGATGGCGCCGGCAGCCAGCAGCGGAACGGGCCTGCTTGATTGCGCTTCGTCCAGCAGAACCTTGCAGCGTATCTGATATTCGATCCACCAAGGGCTGCGATACGCCAAGGTCAAATCGGCGATTAATACGCTGTAATAGAATTCATCCCACGTCAGTGGCAGCACGCCGCCTGCGGCGCGCATTGCATCCACCAGCCGCGCGCGGCCGCTCGCATCGCTGCCGGAAAAGACACCCGACCATGCCAAATCCGCATCGTCGCGCCCCATGGCATCGATAATGCGAACGCCGCCTGGCAGCTGGTGAACCGCCAGCAACTGGCCGCCGCCAAGCAGCACCCGCCCAGGCACCTCAAAGCCTTCAAGGGCCACGCCGCCAAGTTGCAGGACGACCATCATCCCCCCACCGTCGGCCCGGGAAGCAGCGCGTTGCGGCGTGGGTCGAAACCCGTCGGCCCCGCCGGCGCACGGCCGGCTTCACGGCTCAGCAGCCGCGACATCCAGCGCCCGACCAGCGCGCCATCAAGAAACACATCACCATGCGACGGCGCAGGCGACGGCGAAGCGACACTGGCCGGCGTATCGGCATCCCTCGCCTGCAATGCCGGCGCGCCTGCGTGGGAAGGGGCAAAAACAGAGGTATGCGCAGCAGGCGCAAAGACAGGCGCGTAATAAGCCGCGCTTTCTCCCGCAGCGCCTCCATCCCGGCTGGTCGCCGGCACGGCCTGGCTGCCCTCCGATCCAGCCAGGCGCACCCCGCCTGCCGCGAAATTCCCGCCACGGCTGCCGTAATCGTCAAGCCGCAACGCAACCGAACGCCCGCTGCCTGCACACGCATCAGCCGGCACCGTGGGCGAACGACCGCCACCCAACCGCTGCGCATCATCTCCCCGCGCGGCTGGCAAAGGAGCGCCTGGCTTATCGCCATCCGGCACAAGCGTCGTTAGGATGACTGGTCTCAAGAACCCGGCCGGCGTCGAATGACCGGACGGGAAGGCGGCTTGCGCAACATCGGTCGTTGCCGGCTGAACATTCGCCGTTGGTCCGGAACCATCAATGCCTGCCGGCCCAGCGCCACCTGTCGGCGGCATGCTCACAGCCGATGGCGGAGCAGCGTCGGCATGCTCTCGCGCCATCAGCGAGGCAACCGCCTCTCCCGCGCCGATCAAGCGTCTAGCGCCAGCCTGCCGCGGTTCCGCTGCCCCCACGCCCTCGGCACCGGCGCCTTCCTGCGGTTGCGTGCCTGGATGCGATCGGGCCAAGCCCTGCGTCGCGGAAACCTTCGATGGCTGAACGCCTGGCTGCACCACGGTCAAGGCAGCCAGACCCGCCTGGCGCAACCGCTCCACGGAAACCGTTCCCGCCGCGACGGCACGAGCCACCGCATCGGCATCCTTCTGCGCCCTGGCAATGCCCTCCGAAACACCATCAGCCAACGCCACGGAGATACCAATCTCGAAAGCCTCGATCATGTACCGAAGCCTCCGAGCTCGCTTGCCAGCCGAGCGACGATATGTGGCGCAGCCCTGCGCCCGATCTCCTCCAGAACCCCCGCGGGCGGCCGTCCAGCCGCCCCAACCTCAGCGTCCCGCACGGCAGCCGAGGCGCTTCCCACAACCACCCTGCCGCCTTGCACCGCCACACCAAGCTCGCCGGGTAATCCCCGCGCAACCAGGCCGGCGCGCAACGCCTCAGCCAACATCTCGCCGGCGGAAGCCAGGGCATCCTTCAGCCTCTCTTCCATCGTCCCTCCGCCCAGTCGTACTCGAGCCCGTCGAAGCGACCCATGGCCACAACCCATGCCTGTCGCTCATCCTCAGGCAAGGCAAACGCGACATCGAACGGCACCCCGTTCCGAACCAGGTAGAGCGGATCGACCAGATCGGGGTGCCAGCTCAGTTTCCCTGCCCGGCACTCCCCAAAACGGGCGCAGGCTCCATGGAAAATCCGCTGGCCACAGCGGAAATTCCCGCATCCCCCAGGCGCGAGACCAGCGCCTCCACCTGTCCTTCGGTCACCGGCGGCGGCACCGGCACCCCGTCGATCGCGCACACCGAAGCCGCAAGCATCGCCATGCCAAGATAGGGGGCGTTCTGCGCCAGTTGCGGTCCCACCGCCTTGAACAGCCGCAATCGGTCAAGCGCGCTCATCCGGCGCAGCGACAGCTCACGCCCAGCGGCGTCACGCACCACCGTCTCCGCGAGCGATGCCGCAACAATCCTGCTACTTGCCGACTCCATCACATGCGCTGCCTTTGGGTCGCAAAGAATTCCAACTTCTGCTTTACGGCCGCATCACCCTTCCAGCTGCCCGCATTGGCCAGCTTGAAAACCACGCCGCTATACTGGTAGGTCGACGTCGAGCCATCCACCTCGGTCACATATTGATAGACCGTGCCTGCAGGCAACGAGCCCTGACTGAGAAAAGCCTGCTCCGCAACAGAAATGAAATCATCAATCGTGCTAGTGCCCCGCTCCACTTCGAAACTCCCTTCCCAGCCTTTGGGAAGTTCGGCGCCCATCGGCACGCCATCCAGCCTGTCGAGCCTGACGGACTGCGTGATCTGCCGGCTCTCGAATCCCGTCACATATGTCAGATCGACGCGACCCTGCGGTCCCATCACCACAAGCTGGCAATCGCGCCCGATCGAAAATGAATTGACCGGCATCGTTCAAACTCCGAACAGTTGAAGTTGCCCCACGCGACCAAAGCGCCTCTCCCGCTCGCGGGAGAGGCGGGGTCCAGCCCTCCGGGACAGGGGAGGTCAGGGTGTCGAGCAAGGACCCAAAGCCTCTCGTGCATTTATAAGAAAAGAACGAAAAGACTTTTGCACACTGGGCTTCGGCTTTTCCAGAACCTCTCTCGCCCTATCCCATCGGAAGCACTTGGCTCTGCACCACGACCGTCTGGCCGCCCTCGACATTGACGATGAATTTTTCGTTGATTCCCTGGAACTGAACCTGCGCATCGCTCTGCACGTAGCCCAGACTCGTCCGGCTCAGGGGATTGTTCGTCGCATCGCAAATCACGCTGAATGGCGGCGAGCCATCCACGCTGCCAAGCACACCCTGGCTCAACAGCCCCTGCAAGTAACTGAGCTGGGTCGATCGTATCTGCTGAAACAGGCTTGCATTGATCACCTGACCCACAAATTGCCCCATTCCCGCGGCCAAGGTGGCCGCGATGTAGTTCGTCATGCGTGTATAATTGTCGCCGTTCGTCGCCGGATTGGCACTCGTATTATGCCCGCAACGAACTCCCCAATAGGCGCCGCCTGGCTGCGGATTGCTGATCACATCAATGCCGCTCTCGAACAGCACGGTGAGTTCGGCATCGCTATACGAAGATGTTTGCCCGCTACCCGGCACCCCCGATTTCTGCGTGCCGATAACATTATAGATCGGCTTATTCAGACTAGATTGTTCCGGCGAAAGATTTCCTAGCCTTCCGGCAACGAACCCCTGGGGCGATACCAACCGGATCAATCCATTGGCCTGGTCATTCCAATAAATCCAGTCGCCGAACATCAGTTTGGCCGAGTAGGCATTCAGCCCGGCCTGCTGTTGCGCCGTCACCGCATCGCTGATCGATTGCCCAGCGGGCCCAACGAGGATCATATAGACACCCTCTGACAGCCCGAAGCCCGCCTGCGTCGTCCACTGCGTCGCGTCATCGGCGTCGGCCAGCATGCCGATGCTGCAGCCTTGACCACGCAATGCATACATGCCCCTGCGCGGCACGATATCCTGCCCGACCAGGCTCGCAGCAGTCACCGCCGACGCACCGTCGGTGCCGCCCGCCAATTGCGCGCTCAACACGGCCACGGGCACGCTCGTGGCCGTCCCCAGGGTCGCCACCACCAGTTGCGACGGTCCGCGCAGCGGCCCATTACCCTGGTTCACAGCCCCCACCAGGTTCGCCCAGAACGCAGCCGGCGTCGGTGCCGGAATATTGTCGTAAACCTCAGGCACCAGGCCGGGGATGGCAACCGTCAGCCGCCAGCAGCCGGCTTGTGGCGCCTGGCCTATCCTCAAGCTCACGCTGTTGCCGAGCGAACCGGTATAGAGCGCGGTCAATTGCGCGGCATAGGTTCCCGCTGAAAACCCGATCGCATAGCTCGACGCAGTGTCGCTGCCGTCGCTCACGCGCACACACCGGAACGCGCTGGCACCTTGCTGCACGGCGCACGCCACCGCGGTCCCCATGTCATATTGTCTGACCACCACAGGACCGAAATACTGTGCATAGTCCGACATCGTGCCGACGACGACGGGCGCGCCGACCGGCCCCCAGGGCGCTGTCCCGACGACTCCTATGACATTCGTCGGAACCCCGTTCAGAACCAGGTTCTGCGGTGCGACGATCTGCACATAGAGATCCGGCACCACAAGCGCCGTCGTGTTCAACGCACCTTGTTGAAAAATCGGCATGTGTCAGTCCCTCCGCTGCGCGGTTGCAGCCGCTACCCTGCTCGCCGACACACGAACCACATCGGCCGAATGATCACCTTTCAGCAATTCGCGCACGGCGTGCGGATCGTCGACGACATCGCCCACTGCACGCCCGCCGAACGGCCGCACGACCACAAGCACCATGTCCATGCCGCGAATGCCTCCTCAGGCGAAGAACGTGACTCCATTGCACACCAGATCACCAAACAGCATCGTAGGAAGCGTGCTGCCCACCGTCGTCGCATACTCCACGTCGTACACCAGGTCGCGCCGGTAGACTCCGGCATCCTGCCCTTCGTCGAAGCTGGCGGTACTGCGAAACCGCAGACGTCCGGCACTGCCATCTTGCAACGTCAGAAACGTCACTTGCGCCAATGCGCTGGAAAGGGCGCCGCAGGCCGCATCGCGCAAGCCTGGCGTAGGCGACCATAGGGCAAGGCGAAATCCCTGCTCCTGTCTTGACCATTCCGTGGTAACGGGCTGCAGCGCCAGCGTACGAGACATCAAGGAAGCGGCACCAGGGATGGTAACCATGGTATTCTGCAGCCAGCAGATGCGGTCTTGCCTCACCATATCGGCGAGCGCCGCCGCAACCAACGCAGCGCTATCGCCGGCCGCGGCCCGGTAAACATAGGTCATTTCGTCAACCAGCAGACCGGCCAGGTCACCCGCATTCGGCGTGCCGCCGAAAATTGCGGCATTGTCGGAGACGGCCACGGTGAGTCCAGGCGATGCGGCGGCCGTCCAGGATTGCACGCCCCAGCGCGTCGTGTTTCGCGCCGAGTGAGGGACGGCGGCGACACTGACATTGACAACACCG